CGCAAAAAAATGAATTGGTATGCTAGATTTGTTCTTTCGTTGATTATAGTTACAACGTTCATTTTTTTGGTTTGGTTATTATTTTATGCTGAGTTACCTCAAGCATCGAGAGATTTGGTTAATATCATGGTTGGAGCCTATGTTGCGGTATTAGCAAAATCAACTGACTATTGGTTCAAGGATAAGGATGATCCAGAACACAAAGAAGGTCAAGACCTGAAAGACAACTCTGAAGCATAATTGATGCAAATTCATGTTGTTGATAATTTTTTGTCAGATGATGATTTCAAAGTAGTTCAAGAGAATTTACTCTATAGAATTACGTGGAAATATGAAGAGTTTGTTGACTATCAGAATGAAGAGGGTGACAATTTTCAATTCACTCACAGTTTTTTTAAGAATAATCAAATTGACTCACAACACATAAATTTGATAAAACCAATCTTAGATAAACTGCGAGTGAAAGAGTATTTTAGAATCAAGGCCAATTTACAAACAAAGACACATAAAATTCAAACAAATAATTTTCACACTGACATCACAGGAAATTGGGGAGTGATTCCGTATACGACTTCAATATTCTATGTCAATTCAAATGATGGTTATACAGAATTTGAAAACGGAGCCAAGGTGGAAAGTGTGGGTAACAGGTTTGTTTCTTTTCCAAGTGAATTGAAACATCGTGGTACAACGTGTACCAATTCAAAAGTGAGGTCAGTATTAAATTTCAATTATTTAACTTGACACTTTCGTTAATAATGATATAATATGGTTATAAAATGAATATGGAACAGACACTAAACGTGTATACATCAAGTCAGTATAATCAAGAGGTTGAAGAATTGGTTGAGAGAACAGGTATGAAGTATCTCGATGCCATTCTTCACCATGCTGACGAAAACAAACTGGAATCGGAAACGATTGCAAAGTTGATAAACGCAAACTTGAAAATGAAACTTCGTGAAGAAGCGGAACAATTGCACTTTTTACCGAAAACAGCAAAACTCCCTATATGATTCCAAAGGTGACTCCTTTTGAAGTATATCAAAAGTATTTGTCGTTGAAACAACATTTCAACAAGGTTGACTACGATTACTTCAAGTTCAAGGGTAAAGTAAGAGCGAATGCAAGTTCGTTTGAAAACAGAAAGGACAAACATCATTTTGTCCGTCTTTCAAAAATTTATAAAGAAGAAGACCTCACTAAATTTTTTGTCTCTAATTTCGTTAAGTCAAGCGACCTTTGGATTGGTAATCTTACAAGTCCAGAGGGCAGAGAAAATTATATCTCATGGAAGTCAAAGATCCAGAGCCTTCCATATGTTTTCGAGAATGAGGTTGATGAGATTCTTGATGATTATAATGATTTTAATACACTTTTTGATTGTGTGGATGGTCAACATCCACCTGTGCTTCGCTCGGTATTTGGCGGAGATTTGTCGATTGAGTCCTTCATTATTATGGACTCGATTCTTAGGTTCTCTTCGGTCTTTAATCAGAAGATAGAAGAGTCGGTCATGTGGCCGAACCTATATAGTATGTGTATTAAGTATGCGCCATTCTTGGTTGTGAATAAGCAGAAATATGTAGACATACTGAAGAAACAAGTAGAATTGCATTATGAATAATGTGAATAATCAGAAACACGTAGTAATAAGGAGATCAAATGTCATTTGCTACACTCAAAAAGAACAGTAAGAACAGCCTTCAAAAACTTCAGTCAGAAGTTGAGAAGATCAACAATCCCCAAAACAATCAGAAGAACTTCGGTGACGATGATCGGTTCTGGAAAGCAGAACTCGATAAATCTGGAAACGGATATGCGGTCATTCGTTTTCTGCCGGACCAATACAACGAAGACATGGCATTCGTCCGTGTTTTCAATCATGGATTTCAGGGTCCAGGCGGTTGGTACATCGAAAACTCTCTGACAACTCTTGGTCAGAAAGATCCATTGGCGGAGTATAACTCCACTCTTTGGAACTCTGGTGTGGAAGCGAACAAGGAGATTGCTCGCAAACAGAAACGTAGGTTGACCTACTTCTCAAACATCTATGTCGTTGAGGATAAGGCAAATCCTCAGAATGAAGGTAAGGTTTTCATGTTCCGTTATGGAAAGAAAATCTTTGACAAGATTAGTTCGATGGCAAATCCTGAGTTTGAGGATGAGTCACCAGTAGATGTATTCAATCTCTGGGAAGGTGCGAACTTCAAGTTGAAGATTCGTAAGGTTGATGGATACTCCAACTACGACAAGTCGGAGTTTGTAACCGCAGCTCCTCTCTTTGATGATGATTCAAAGTTGGAGAACGTTTACACACAAACTCACTCTCTTCAGGAGTTTTTGGACCCAAAGAACTTCAAGTCCTACGATGAGTTGAAAACTCGTTTGGATGTGGTTCTTGGTAATACACCATCTCCTGCGATGTCAGCGCCAACTTCCGTGGATTCATCGGAAGTTCCGTTTGACGGAGGAACACCAATGGAGACATCTTCTTCTTATCGTGAGGAAGAGGTTTCTGATGATGAAAATCTTGATTATTTCAAGAAACTCGCCGAAGCGTAATCTACGCTACGTTTCTCATCATTCTGTCGGTTGATTCACCATAAACACTTGGTGAGTCAACTGATGGTTTCCTAATATTTGTCTCGTTGTAAATTTGAGTGTTTGTACTACTATCAACGATGGTAGGTGCAGCACTTGCAACAGCGGTTCCCATTCCAACTCTATCCATTGCCATCTGATTTAGTGATTGTCCTGCAATTGCTTGTGCAACTGGTTCAATAAATGATTGTGCTTGTGGTCCAGATAATGGAATAACTGCTTCTGGTCCACCATCCAAAGGAATAGGCCCAGGTCTAACTCCACCATATGCTAAACCTCTTCCAGTATAAGTTTTTGCTTCTCCTACAACAACACCAGAACTTGGTAGGTATGATGGTCTATTTACAATAACCCCACCTCTCGCTAAGTT